CCCCTCTATACCTTCGAGATTCCGAGAAATATCGGGGCACGTCACGAAATTAAATCTCACTTCGGAATGAGCGTCCCGTTCGCATCAAACGTGTACGGATTGCTTTCTCGTATAATTCGCTGCCTTCCATCGTCGTTCTTGTGCTCTGCTCTGTGACAAGCCCAGCAGAGTGAGATAAGATTATTCGGGTTCATCGAGATGTTAGGATCGAAGACGTTGGTCTCGGTCAAGTGGATCTTGTGATGTACCTCCGTTGCAGGACGACCACACTTCTGACAAAGATATCTGTCACGCATCAAGATGCCGTCGCGGATATTCCGCCACTCTTTTGATTTATAAAATTTCCCGATAATATCTCGGCGATGTTTGTATTCCATAACTTATCAACTAAAAACAGAGCAGCTCTTTCGAACCGCCCTGAATTTAGGGGAAACACAGAAGGCAATCTCTGTGAACGAAATGAGGAAGTAGGAGAACATAAAAGCAGGTATAAAAAAGGACAACTGAAATTTGCGTTCAGCTGCCCGAGAAAAAAGAAGGATTATGCCTGTGTCTTTACATACTTCTACCTATACAGATTTTATCACAAAGTATTAAACTAAGTCAATATGTTGTGGATAAATTGTGGAGAACTACCATATATTGGAGAAACCTTTCTTTGAGTAGTCCGGATATAAGCCATTTGCTTCAAAAAATGGAACAACCTCGTGACACCATTTGCCCTTGTAAATTCCGGCAGGCTTCCATGTACGATATCCCCAGTCAATAATAAAATCTCCGCTGTTGATGTAATAATCATATCCGCAATTTGGCTGATTGTATTCGACCGACCACGGATCGCTGTCCTGTTGAGATAGAACGTTTATGAGTTTGTACCGGTTCCATAAGCCACACATGAGAGAGACTTCATACTCGCTGCCATGTTTCCGAAGCTTAAAATCTTTTAGGTCTGTTTCGAGATCTTCCGGATCATAAGACTGTTCGAAGTTAAAGCAAGCAATCTTTCCGATCAAGTGATCCGCTGCATATTGTATTCGATTTCGGTCGACTGGCTTCCGGATAAAACAATCGTCAATCATCAAGAGAATTTTATCACTCTCGATCTGTTTGAGGGATTCTCTGATACGGACAGTCCATTTATCGAGCGGATAATTTACGGATATAGTTTTGTAAAGTGAGTTATTTACTGTTTCCGTCAGATAAATGACTTCCGGGTGTCCGTACCAGTATTTTTCTAAACACCATGCAAACGGCAGGAAAGTCTCTTCGTTTGCGTCGCAGGATAAAACTACAATCTTCATGCTTTAGCCACCAGATTCGCGCTGATAAGAGCAAGAGCTCTATCTCTGCGCATTTTCAATTTTTCGCCTTTAGGGATATATCTCTTAAGTTCGAGGTCGTTGTAATTCTCAACGGCAACAACGTCAAGGAACTCCATATCCGGACTGTATGCGTGCGTAGGCTTCGTGTCTCCGAGTATTTCTCGCCATTGTTTTATTATGTCGTTATTCCGGCAAGGAAGTCCTTTGAAGTGAGGTATGCAGTCATAGATTTTCTGAACGTCAGCTTTTTCAACGTCAAACGGAATAATATAACCGTTCTTGCCATCTCTAAAGCCTATTTCCGGCAAAACAGAGATCGGAGTCGTCAGTACCGGAGTTCCAAGCTCTAATGCTTCGGCAAGCGTATAACAGAAACTTTCAATGTCCGATAGTTGCACAACGTAGTCGGCTTTTGCAAAATAAGCTCTGACATCAAGTGTTGCCGGACAATGCACTACACCGGGAATTACCTGTTTGAGCGGTTGATTTGAGAAAACAAGCCATACGAACGGGATATTTTTACTCCGAAACAATTTTGCGAGCTTGTATATACGATCTTCGCCCTTTTCCCATGTCAACCGGCAAGCCGAGACGAGTAGCAGAACTTTTTTCGGTTTATCCGGATCTGTCAGATTTGGTATAACTTGATAGCTTAAATGTTGGTCCGCAAAAGAATCGGCTGCTGCCTGCGATACGAAAACAAGCTTGTCGTAATTCCTTTTGATTACCCAGTGCCATTTTCCCGAAGATGCAAGCTGACAGGTGTGCGACATTTGGATAAGCTCTTTATATTTGACATTTCTCGGCATAACATCTGTGAGCCGAATATTTATTGCCGTGTTACACTGGATAAGTTTTCCGTCGTTTCTTTTAACCTGGACATATTCAGCAAGCCGGATAATCTGCAGGCCGTCCATACGGTCAGTGTAGAGGACAAGGATATCGTAATACTCACACATTTCTTTGCAGAAGTTGTAAATAAAGGTTTCTATGCCTCCGATGGTAGCAGTATTTCCGCAATAGACAACTATCTGCGTTAAGATCTCCGGTGTTTCCGGTTGTTCCGATATCTGAATATTATCAAATTCTCCGTTTAATTTTCTGTCAGTCAGTCCGCCTTTTACACCGCTCCGATAAAAGTAAACAACATCAGAGACATAGGTTTTACTTTTCGGTACCGGCAATCGTTTAAGAAAATCATCGTCTTCTGCAACAGGCATATTTTCGTTGAAGGTCATGCCGTCAATATATGAGCGCTTAAACACCCTGTTCCAGACGCAGCGGTTGTATGGGTTAAACTCGTCCGTCTCTGATGCGATTATCTTTCCAAATCTTCCGTCAATAGATTTCCACGACAGATATACCGTGTCCGGATTTGTTTCAATAGCCTTAAAGACCTTCGAAATGTAATCGCTGGAAAGAATATCGTCTGCATCAACGAAAGCTATATACTCTCCGGAAGCCTTTTTAAGTCCGAGATTTCGAGCTGAAGATACTCCGCCGTTATTTTTATAAAAGACCTTTATTTTGGGATATGGTGCCAAGTACGGAAAATCAGATCCGTCATCAACAATAATAACCTCAACATCGTCTGTCAGCTGCGGAGCTATACTGCGCATCAGATCATCAACATACGGTTCCGCGTTATAGCACGGAATAATAAGACTTAATCTATACATCGTTGTCCTCCATTTTGCAAAGCATACTTAAGCCGTTATTCCGAAGTCGATAAACATACTGTATCGAACAAGTCATATCGTCGGCTATGCTTTTTATTGATTTTGAGCATAAATAATACTGGTTTAAGACGAAATATTCTTTTTGTGGCAGGATAATCAGCTTTCGAGCAATCAGCGAACGAATATCAATCAAGGTTTTTACAACCTTCAGGCGCTCGCGCTCATAGTGATCGATTTCCGACAATGCTTCAAGCATCTGGTCCATCGGAAAAGTCTGAACCTTGTCCTTGTCGTAGCGTATGCCGGACGGAAGCAGACTGTAACGAAGTTCCTCAATATGCCTCCGGATCTTCTGCTCTTTGCGGATAAGGTTTCTAACTCTCCCCAGATAAATTGACATTTCTTTTTGGCTCATGTGTTTTCTCCTTACATAGCAGCTCCCGATCGGTTGCTCCCTGATCGACAACTATAAAAAAGGTTTTACAGTTTCGGCAAAAGTAGTCATGTGTTATGTGATTGTGTGAAAGTGCTTCGGAACACTTAGGACAGATCGGAACATTGAGTTGGATAGGATAAGTCATTTTTCCTCCCAATCTTCGCAGCTGCACTTGTAAGGCGGATACTCGCCGTATATCTCGCTCTCGATATTGCTGCAATAGTTCTCGTCTCTTTCATCATCGAGTGCATAATATCGGCAGTTCTCGCAGACATTGTACGGATCTTCCATCTCTTTATCCTCTCCGCGATATTCCCACTGGACTTCCGACGCCCACTCTTCGCGATCTTCGTCGTTGCCGTATCTACGGTGATCGTTTAAAATTGACATTTATTTACCTCCGATATCTTCTATGTGTTTGTCTATGATTCTCAAAGAATACTTTAACCCTGCACACCACTTTAAAAAGCTTAAATCTACATCACAATAATTGAGTTCTTCGCAAACTGTTTTTTCTATCTCGGCCTTAATATCCTCGATTACTGCCATCGGAATAGTCGGATTTTCTTCTTCGCATAATTCAACGTGATATGCTGTGGCTTCTGCTCCGTCTTTCCAACCTTTGTTGTAGGCTTCCTTCGGCTGAACACTCGGCAACCCCTTTAATCTATCCCCGACCATTGAGATATATTCCTCAATCGTCATATCGGTTATGTTGGCTGTTAGGCACATTTCAGCGGCTTTACGACTTATAGCGTCGTTGTCATATGCTATATTGAGTGTTACTCCTAACATCATCATTTCGGGTTGCCACCACTTCTTTAGCCACTCTTTTTTGTAGACAACATAATCTTTGTCGGAATATTTAAGTGCGCCTTTTTTTAATCGTAAAGTTATACAATCACAAGGCTCTTGTTCGAGTGCTTCAATTGCCGTTTCGAGTGCTTTGAAACATTCTTTGTCAGTATTTACACAAGTTGGAAACTTCTCGCAATTATGGCAAAAACTTTTTAATTTTGTTATCGCTTCTTCTCTTGTCATTTTTTCCTCTCCATAGAACGATATAACGGTCTCTTCTCGTTTACTATGCCTAAAAGCCAGTCAGCCGATACGTTCAGCCTCACACAAGCTTTTGCGATTGATAAAGGGTTTAGCTGATTTGAGCTACGATAAAGCGTTTTTCTATCCACTCCGATAAATTCAGCCACATTCTTTTTCGACACACCCTTATCGTCACAGGCTTCATAAAATCTATCCCAAAAGCCATATATAAGACTTTGCCTTCTCATATCAATTCCCCCATTTATCTACCAATCTCTTCCAGATATTAAAATCAATTTTAAGGTCCGAAAACTCGTCTTTATTAGTTCCGACAACAATGATCGTTCCGACCAACATATCCATACCGACAAACATATTCGGTTCCAGTTTTCTCAGCTTTCCTTCTTCGTTGCAGATAATCGTAAAGTCGTCAAAGGTTACAGTCTCAATATATCCGCCGACCGTTCTCTGCAAGTTTTCAAGCGTATTGCTGATATTTGTTACATGACCGTACTTCTCGTCTGGTCTCTTAACTATTGCTCTTATCTTTCGCATATTATTCCTCCTTTGTCATTTCCTTTCCCTTATCATTCAAAATATGCCATGTAGTCCAATCAACAAAAGTTCCGCATCTGGGACACTGTTCAATATCGAGTTCCCCTGCGTACTCGTCGAAGGAATATCCGCATACCGGACAATACCCATCGTCAAGCAATCCTTTTATATCTAATGGTCGTTTATCAAAAAGTGAATACTGTCCGTCCATAATCAATCCTTAAAATAACTTTGTCTGCGTGCCGGCGTTTGTCTCCCTCCACTCCGAATCGCAATACTCATTTACCGCCTCGAGCATACGCTTCAGGAATTTATATTCTTTCGTTCCCTTCTGTTGCGTCTTCAGGAGATCATTTCCGAAGTCAGTAAACTTGTCATATTCAAGCGGAGTGTTCGGCTTGTTGTTGAAGTAATACTTCCCAAGCTGCCAGCCCTTGTTTATAAGTTCGTATAAAACTCTTGCTTCTGTTTCGCTCAAAACGGTATATCCTCCATCATTTCATCAGTTACCGGAATAAAGCCGTCTGGAATTGATACTTTAGGCTTTTCCCAACTATATACAATGTTTTCCGTGTCATAATTCTTCAGGCGCTTACTTTCCGGTTCAAACCATAATGGAATAAATATATCCTGGTTGCCGTTCTCTCGATCTTTACATATCTCGATAACATTTGAACCGGAGTAAGCTTCATTATCTTTATTCCATCCGAACATTGATTTCGTAAGCCTTTGGAAGTCATTATTATTTCTGTGAATAATAAAAGCATTATCGACAATGTTCGTTATGTTTCCGCTTCCGCTTACATCATCAAGCCTTAAAAAACCCATAGCCTTACGCGGATGAGCTACAAAGATAACATGAACGTTTAGTTCCGTTGCTATCTCCTTAAGCTTCCATACAAATTGTGTTTGAGCGACATTCTGATCCTTGTCATAACTTCCCAGATCAAGTGCCATAAGATTATCAATAATGCAGATATCAGCTTTACACTCAGCAACCTTTGTTTTCATCAGAGAAGCTATCTCATCAAATTTATTTCCGCAGATATTGTTATAAAGCCACATATAATTGCCAAGCCAATTACAGATCGGCGGCTTTATATCATTTGGACAATAATATCCTTCATATTCGCGATATTTCTCTGTATAACTTTTTCCTGCTGCCTGAATCATTAGCCAGTTAAGAAATCGCTTTTTTGAAAATTCTCCGGAATAAACAACTGCTGTCTGTTTGTGTTCTACGCAATTAAGGATAATCTGACCGAGAATTGTTGTTTTGGCAGCTCCACGAAGACCACTCACAAGTGAAACGCAACCTTTTTGCAAGCCCTTCATTTTCTTATCAATGACATTTATTCCGCTCTTGATATATTCGCCTTCTGGATCATCAACATTTAAAATCATGCTTGCGTTCATGAATCTCGGCTCGGTTATCTCGCTTTTGGGTACGATTTTAATATCTCGTTCCCGGTTATGCCGGAGATACCCTTCGTCAATGCGTCGGTCTTCATTTGAATATTCGTAAGCATCCGGCTCAAATCTTAAGCGAAGATCTCGCCAGTGTTTATCTGAACATGAGTTATGCAGGCATTTAAAACCTATCGCTCCGGAAGCCGATACCGTAACCATTGAATCAGGCGCTTTATGACTTGAATCAAAAGGACACTCATCCAGGACATATTTGATACCATCCTTATAGTCCTTCTTTTCATATTTGAGACCGTATTTATCTAACCAGTTCTCAATATCAAACTCTGCAGGCGAATAATTGTTGTATTTTGTTGGCTTCGGTGCATCTTGTGGAAGTTCTCCGACCAACTTTTCAAGATATGCCCGATCAGTCACCCTGACAGACTTAATATCACCAATGATCCGGCTCATCCTGTGCGGTCTTGATTCGGTACTTTTGCCTTTTTGAGCAAGTGTTCCGTATAGCTTACATATTCGCGCCGGGTTAAAGGTAGACGTATCAACCTCAATCTTGTCGTTGTCAAACAGTGTAGAGAGCGTCTTAAGGCATTTTTCAACCAGTGTTTTATTGCCATCATTGTTGGCAAGCTTTATCCTATACAGAAGATGTGCGCCGTTTCCACTGACAGCTTTTACCGGTTCTTCAAAACCAAGATTCTTTAAATACTCATAAACCTTTGAAGCCAAGTTGTAAGCGTTCTGAAGTTCTTCCTTTGAGCTCGATATGCCCGCAGCACGTTTAGGATCTAAATCAATAAAGAGCCAATTCAGACCGTCAATATCATTGTCGCTTGTAGTATTTGCTCCATTGATAAATGTTTCGCTCTGCTGCCTTGAGAACAATCCCTCATTGAGCTGGTTAAGCGTAAAGTATATATTCGTGTTCTCGAGGTTTATCGTCTTCAGCTTCTTTAGGAGCGTTTCGGCATCCTTAAAGTATCCGCTTATGACATTTGACTTCTTACCAATCTTGCTTATGATCCTGACTTCAAACAACTCGCCATCTGGATGTATTTGCTCAATAGCCTTCCGTAATTCAATTTCATTGATGTAATTCGTCATTGCCACTCGCCCCCATCTCTCGGCGGAGCCGGAGTCCTTATACTTCTTTCTTCATTCTTTGTATCATTCTTTATATCATTTATTGTTTGTGCCTTATCGGTTGCCTTATCGGTTGCCTGATGAGGTGCCTTATCGGTTGCCTTATTCGTTGGGCGGTATGTTTGATAATTGTCATAATTTACAATGGTTACAAGTGTATTATTCCTTGTAGTGTCTGTAATAATCATCCCGTCATTTACGAGCCTTTTTAGGAACCTTTTAACGCGATCCCTTGTCCAATGCCATCGGTAAGCCAGCTGTACTTGAGATGTCAATTTCTGTCCTCTTTTAACCGTAATATAACCTTTATTAAATGGGACCTTACCATCATCGTGATTAACCATGAGTAGAAGGTCTATCCAGGCACTTCGATCATCGAATTTATCATTTGATGTCCATATCCAATGATCTTGTATTTGTCTATGCAACAATATATATCCCTTATTCGCCATACGCTTCCAATATCCTCACTATTTCCTGTCCGGTATGCGTCTTGTCACAAAAGTAAAACTCTACATCATACTTGTTAATCATCGTCAACATTGATTTATATAGCTGCTCGCCGGTTGTTGCTTTTGGGTATAGCTTCTTTTTACAAGGTTTCCCGTCAACTATTACCCAGTCAGTCTTATCAAGTCTCGGGTTATGCCAAAAGTAGACATCTGATAGGCGCTGGATCTCCGGTCCGTGTTCACAAAGGATAATAAGCTTGATACCGTTCTGTTGGGCCCGGAGAAGCTCCGCTTGAAACCTTTTGTGTTCCTGTGTGATATTTCCGCAGATTTCAAGAAGATCCTTTTTTCGGTCAATACAGACTTTCGGGTTATCAACGTTCATATAATCGCCAACCGACAGCTTGAGAGTGAAATAATCAACTCCCAAGCGGTCAAACTGACTTTGTATGCGCTCAAGTTCCTGTTTATGTTCCCTTGTGTCGCACTGAATAATCATTAGAACGGAATCTCCTCTGCTACGGAATCAGGTACATTGACGAACGAATTATCAGAAGATCCGGACGAAGATCCATTTAAGGGCTTAAAAGTAGGAATTTCCTGCTGATCTGCCTTGCCATCTTCACAGAACCAACGAAGTCTGACACGCTTCTTGACTTCGCCGTTATATTCTTCCTCAACCTGTCCGAATACTCCACCAATCTTCTTGTTTTTGAACTGTGCGCAGAATTTGTCGCCCCATACAGCTTCGCAACCGTTCGAACGTTCAAAGGATGTTATGAAGCTTTTAAAACTCTTTGAAGTCTTGTTTGAATCCTTCGCATCCATTGTGAGTATGTACTGTGTTCCGGCAGCAGGCCATTTCTTCTCCGGGCGGATATCCTTCTCAAACTGTTCTGAGAAATAGTTAGGCTGCTTGTCGTTCTTTGCAAAGTCGAAGGCGACAACAATCATATCTTTGCCACTCTTTGACTTTTCTTCTCTGACACCCTTGATAATCATGTGATGTCCTCCGAGTTCAGGGGGAGTAAAATCTCCACCGATCTGAACTTCATCATAGCCATTTGGTTTTTGCATAATAATTTTCCTCCTTTATGCTTAAAAACTTTTTATTGCATTACTTATGGAATTTCCAGCCATTACTATTGATTCAGGTACGCTCGGAAGTCTGTTATTACTTTCAAAACAATCTCTTATTGCGTCAGCAATAGCAAAGCGTGAGTTAATTTCCATAAGAGTACATACATCTTTGAAACTTAATTCATGTTCCTCCATAAAGTCCAAAATTTCGAAATATGTTTCCTTTAATTCGTTTATATCAATACTCCTTTAATGCTTCCAATACTTTAGTTATATCGTTCGGGATCTCATCCTGATCGAAAGCTCCGAGCGGAGTCTTGCAAGTCGAGTTGTTAGCGTGTGTCAGAAAGACATAGTTGCCATCTTTGACGGTTGCGTGTAGCACGGTTGTCAGTTTGCTTTCGACATTCAGTTTGTCCAGTTTCTTGCCGGAAGTCTTGATGCGAGTAAAGGTGTACCCGTCGTCTTCCTTCTGCGTCTGAGAATGACATACAACAATGACAGTCAAGTCATCTCGGAGCGTATAAAGACTGTCGAGAAGTTCCCAAACGCATTGTGCCAAATCTTGCCACTTGTCAAAACCCTTCTCACGCATACGACGGACTTCATCAGCAACCATCAGACCGTTAAGCGTATCAATGACGACAACCTTGATATGCTTGAGATTGTCCTGAGTGTTTATCTTGTCCAAAATCTGATTGACGGTCTGGACGAGATCTGTTGCCATATAATTCTTCTTGTCGAGTGAATACTGATTTCTCCACCCCTTCCACGAAAGCCCCTTCTTGTCGCAGTCGATGTAAAAGGTTTTCTTCGGATCAAGAGCACGCATTGATGTTGTCTTTCCTGATCCGGACTCGCCCATAATTCCAATAACCTTACTCATGTGTTGCCTCCTATTTGATATTTAAATGTTTTCCGCGTTCTCCCAGAAAAGCAAAATCAAGTTCCTTGCCTTCCTCTAACGCAGTTCTGATAAGGTCCTTGTCTATCTCGTACTTGATCCTCATAAAGTTATCAGGGACCTTTGATTCGTCCGGAATTTCAACCGGAGCCTTTCCGCCGTTCTTTGCAATCTTAAGCGTATATTCTCCGGCTTTAACTTCCTGAATATTCGCGATCTCCATAGCTCCTAAAAGAGCTTCCTTCATGCGCTTTACGCTGTTCTTGCGTGCTTCCTTCTTTGCCTTAAATGCTTCGACAATCTTGTCGCACTCGTCAGCTTCCATCTCGAGCTGCTTAATGATATGAACATAACCGGAAGCCTTGTTCGCAAGGTCAGTGTCAAGTTCTTCGAGCGCGTTTAAAAATGCCTCCTGGCTCTCCGGATCTTCGAGATCGGTAGCGATGGTGTAAAGTCGGAGATATTCTCCCTGTAAATCGTAAAGTGTCATATTATTCTTCCTCCTTTACTTCTTCCGGCTTAACAAAGGGAAGCTCCGCTATCTCAATCTCTATATTGACCTCGATCTCGTCCTTCTTATCATGCTTGTCTCTGTAGTGAAGTTTTGCCGTTCTTGCGAAGCCGATAGCCTCCTCCTGGTCGTCGAAATAGAAAGTGTTGTACCCGAGTGATACCTTGTAAGATAAAATTGTTTCCATAAAATTAGTCCTCCTTTAAAGAAAAATAGTGATTTCCGATTTTCATGTATTCCGTGCCAAACGAGTGATAGTGCTTGTTACGGAAATAGAGCATATTTGTCGGAAATAAGTCTCTGTTCTTTTGAGCGATCTCAACCGCTCTCATATCTGTTTCTGTGTAGGTGTCCGAGATGGCGAATTGATTTTTCGCATAAACGACAGACTCAACCGTTAGTCCGAAATAGTCGCACCGGTTCAAAACGACTGCTGCCACCGCAGTTTTTCCGATCATTTCCTCGCCACCGGCTTCTGCATGAACGACCTGAGCGATCAGCTCCTCGTCTGTCAATACTGGCTTGCTCGGTCTTGTCGGAAGTTCTGCTGTTTCGTTAATTATGTCAACCGTCTCATGTCCTCCGGAAAGCTCCTCGACTATCCCGATCGGCTCGGCCTTAACCTCCGGCAGCTCTTCTGTTGCAGCTACTTCGTTTATAAGGTTGTAAATAAGAACCGCTCCGAGTATGCCTAAAATTGCAATAATGACTATCGGAAGCGATTCCCAGTCCGCATTTTTCATACGCTTATGCTCCTTGTAGAATATGGGAAATCGTGATATAATAGATACGTTCATAAAGGTATTCATACTCCTTTCTTAGACACCGGCCCTTTTGATGTTGCAGCATCAGAGGGCTATTTTAATTCTTCGAAAACCTAAGAGCTTTCCGTCGTTGATGATTGCTTCATATCCGCGCTCGTACAATTGCTCACAAAAGTCGATACTCGGATATTCGCCTTCGTCAAGAAAATCATCGGGAAGCAATATCTCGTCAGTCTTCATCATTTCACCTCTTTTCTTTTATTGATTTGATGTGTGATTTACGGAAACCTGTGTCGTATGTCATAAACCCAGTCTTCTCGTTAATCACACCTTTGAGCTTGTAACGATCTTCTTCCCAGACGAGATTTCCGGTATAGCAGTCTCCGTCTTTGAAGGTTATCGTTACTCTCCTGTTAATCAGCTTGTCCAGCTTCTCGTCTCTGTGCATCTATCCTCCTTTCTGTTCGCTTAATTTCACTTTTTTTGTCAAAAAGTAGTGGGCTACGTCAAGTTTTTTCGTCTTAATTACCTTTAGACGACTTATGCACCTATCATGGCAATTTTTTGTGCGGCATAGCACCTATCCTTGCACTCTTTGTATATCTGCTTGTAGTCCATGTTTGCTTCAATGCCGTTTCTAATCATGGACAGAATGAGATTCTCAAAGATTGATAAGTCGTGAAGTTGTGAAGATGTCGCCTGATCTCTGCTTTTAATTCCACAAAGAGCGTTCGCAAGTTTGCTATAAGTCATATAGAGCATATCTGCGTGTGTGCTTCCTTGTGCTTTGGCATACTCGACAAGCTCCTTGATAACATCCGTTTCGGCTTTCCGTGTAATCATGCCCTTCTGTCTTGCTTCGAGCCATACGGAAGTTGATTTCTCCCGGAGAATGCTCTCCATCTTGTTAAATGCTCCGATGTACGCTTCCTTAAACTCTGCTGCCTTCTTTCCTCTATATCCCATGACCAGGAAAGTAAAACCATCCTTTGTGATGTAGTACATGGGATTGAATCTTCCGGTTGAATCCTTATATTTACTCTCCACAAAATTGTGGGCAGTAAAATCATCCGAGCAATCTAAAGCCTTAATGTCTCTTAATACTGCGTCGTGTCTTTTGTGAAACATTTCAGCGATTAACAAGCTCGTTGTTACCGCTTCGTCTTTTCTTAATGTGACTAATTCGTTCAAATGTTTTCTCCTTTCCGTAGTATGTGAGCTTTTTCGTGGTATTATTTGGTAAATAAAATATCCTCAAGAGGAATCTCTAATTTTTCGGAAATCAATACAGCCTTCCCGATTTTAATGTTTTCCGGATCATCTTCCCACGTTCTATAAGTGTTTACATGAACTCCGCACAGCTCTGCCATTTTCTCCTGTGATATGTTTTTTACCCTTCGCCACTCTTTAATTGTGAGCTTCATTTTGACCTCCTTTCCATATATTGTGCTTCTCGACTGTCCTTAATACTATCTGTTGTATCTCCACAACCTGTTAAGTAGTTTATACTATTTTCGTGGTATTGTCAACAATATATTGTATTATTTTTCTAAAAACTATAAAATGTTCTTAAGGAGGTGATTGCATGGCATTTGCACATAGATTAAAGGAATACAGACTTAAATCGAAAATGACACAAAAAGAACTTGCCGGAAAAATCTGCGTAAGCCAAAAAGCTATATCATCGTGGGAGGTTGGCAGATCGGAACCGACAATGAAAGAAGTAACAAAACTCTGTAAAGTTCTCGACTGTACTATTGAAGACCTTACAGATACCCGAAAACGCAATATCGGAGAAATAACAAAAGAAGATATCCTTATAAAAATCAACGACCTGGATATCAATGATTTAGAAGAGATAGACGACTTAATTCAAAAAAGAGTTGAAGATCTTAAACAATACGCTATGTTTGAGCTTCAAAAACAATCACTTGAAAAACAGTTAGCTGAAATGACAGCAAGAGTGAAAGCTTATGAGGATAAAATAAATGAACATAAGAAAACTCCCTTCCGACAACTACCAGATTCGGGAGATGGTTAATGGAAAAACCTACACTCTAACCGTAGACCATAAGCCCGGCGCAAAAGAAGCTAAAAGCCTCATACAGCCCCTTATAGACAATGACACGAACATTTCCCCTACTATGACATTAAAAGTGGCTCTACGGGGCTATATCAGCGCCAAGAGCAATATTCTCTCTCCGGCAACGGTCCGCCGATATAATCAATACATAAACACTATTCCGGAAGACTTAAAAAAGTGCCGGCTGCTTACCATCACCAAGCCGATGATCCAGTCAGAGATAAACCGCTTCGCTTCAGATCACGCTCCGAAGACGGTCTCTAACTATTCCGGTTTTGTCCTGGCTGTTTTTAATTTCTACGGAAAAAAGATTGAAGGCATTATTCTCCCGCAAAAAGAGAAAAAATCTCAATATATCCCGACAAAAGACGATATTTCATTAATCTTCACGGAGATAAAAGGCTCTCCCTTCGAGGTTCCGATAATGCTCGCCTGCTTCGGACTTCGCAGATCGGAAATCTGTGCTCTCCAACTCGACGACCTTTCCGGTAACACCTTGACCATCAACAAGGCCCTCGTCGAAGATCCTGACGGAAACTGGATAATCAAATCGACCAAAACAACAGACTCCACAAGGGATGTCGTGATTCCCGACTACCTCGCTGATCTGATCCGGCAGCAGGGATATGTTTACAACGGTTTCCCGGGATCTATCAGGAGCCACCTGATCCGCGTACAAAACAAGCTCGGCATTGAACGGTTTTCTCTCCACAAACTCCGGCACTTCTTCGCCTCATATATGCACGACCTCGGTTTTTCCGACAAACAGATCCAAGACGCAGGAGGTTGGAAGACCGGAAATGTAATGAAAACCGTTTACACTCACTCGATGGATTTGGCATGTGCCAAAAATAAAATGGCTGAACAGCTTCAAAAACTCATATAATTTCCGTGCCAAATTCGTGCCAAATATTTTTTTACCGATTTCTGAAACCCTTGAAAACAGGGCATTTCTGAAGACAAAAAATAAGCCGTAAAATCAAGGTCAATTTTCATCAAACCCTTGAAATTACGGCTTTTAATATCATCGGAGTGGCGGGATTCGAACTCGCGAATATTCGTGCATTTACGGTATTTTGCGAGAATTTCATGCCAAAATCATGCCAAAATTTTTTATTTCTGCCGGTTGTACCCTATCGTACTTATTCCGAGACAAGCTCCCAGGAGAGCGTTTATAGCCACAATCGTAGCTGCGATCTGTTCACCATACGGAAGCTGCCATATTGCGAATATAGTCTGTACGAACAATGCAAGCGCCGGCAGCGCGATCATAGCGATATACTTAAGTATATTATAGATTTTATCGGAAAATATTTTCATAGGTCAAGCTCCTTTCTCGTCTGGCTTATGGTTTGGAAGGTGTATTAAATCTTCCAATCTTGCATCCAACACGGCATTAGCGCCGACAAGCTGATGATATGCGTTGTACTGATTAACCCAATCATCAAGGTATATCGGCTCTATGTAGCCCTGTGCCATGTACTCATCATATTGCTTTAAGAGTTGTGATCGCATCTGCGCCTTTTGTGCCGATTGCAATATGTTTATGCTCTGATAGCTTTTTCTCAGGCTTTTAAACAGAAATAACACGATAGTAAATATGCTCGGCACTCCGAGTAAAGCAAGATAGTCAACCACTGTTCTTACACCTTCGTTCATTGTTTTTCTCCTTATCCCAACAGAAGTTTTCTCCAAGTCGCACCCTTGCGGTCAAGCACTCCGTCAATGTCCTTCGGGTTTGCAGGCTTTACAAAATACCGCTGATATAACATACAAGCGTTTTTACAACCCTGTCCGTAATCGGGTGTTTTGCCATTGTCTTGCTCAATCTCACCACTGTAATAGCCAAGCGCCTTAAAATAACGCTCTAACGGGGTTACAAGCGCATTATGTTTATTCCATGTAGTCGATATCTTGATTGTCTTGTTAAACGCATCTTCGAGGGAATTAGCGCATAAGATATTCATTACATCGGTTCGGAACTCTTCTATTGTATAAGGTTCGTCATGGGGTAATGGATAAGGGGTTTCTTCGTATTCAAGCCATGCAGACGGAAGTAAGCCGTATTCAGACCAAGACAAGCATTTAGCACCGCCCTTGTATCTTCTTCGGCTTCCGTCCTTGTCAACGTAGGTATAGGTTACTCCGTTTGCATTAAAGCCGGAATACTTCGTACATTCAATAACATTGTATGTCTTACCGCCGAGAGTGAAATCTCCGACATAGATACCACTATGCGGATCGCTTGCAAGGTAAAGGTAAGTTCCCTGCTGTTTCAGTTTTGAGAAATCTTTTGAACGGGCATAGCACCTCGCAAGCATTGTCTTTCCGTCTATATCACCCGTTACAAGGTCGGCAGGCTTAATATAAGAGCCTTTTACTCCTGTCGGCTTCCAACCGCTTAAAACTACTTTTATCAAGTTCCAACAATCGAAAGAATATTTGCTTCCGTTATAATATCCGAGGTTTTTCGGATATCTGTTATTGTAGCAATTCGGCACATCATGCGCCGTTATAAGCATCTTTATAAATTCGCTCTGTTTCATAATGTCTCCTTTTATCGAGTTAAAGTTGAGTTAAAGTTGAGTTAAAACCGAGTTAAAACCGAGTTAAATAAATGTTATTACTTCTATCAAAATTGAAGAGCCATATCCCGATGAAGCAACCGTAAGCGTTACGCTATTATAATCTGACATACTCACTCCTGTTAATTTATTTCCGGGATTTGATAAAGTAACATACTCCAATGTATTCGCTGGAATATAAAGAATAAATCCCATGTCCTGTCTGCCACCTATAATCAGCATACTTTTTGCACGTATTCTTGATATAGATTTTGAGTTGCCCCAATATATACTATCAAAGCTTCTAACCATTCTTCCTGCGCTAATCGCATCCTGCACCGTCTTACTTGTATCCCCATCCAAATACACTCTATCCGCAGGATAATGCAAAGGCATAGTCTGTAGGTCGTACTCTTGTCCGTCTTTTTTTATTTTTACATTTGGCATTGTTGGTCTCCTTTACGTATGTAAAACTAAAGCATAGAAATTTACAGTTTGATTCACTGACCATTTATGCGTGACTTTGTTAATGTATGATGTATTATGCGCATACGGAATCATAGCCACAGGATTATCACTTGCTGAATTACTCCATGTTATTTGTACCATTAATATTTTGCTTGTATCTATGCTTTCAAAATCTATATCTGTGGTAACAGAAGTATTTGCGGTCACCGTTAAAGCGTTTTGAGTTACCTTTGTTATTTGTGGAGTAATAGTATCAATCTTCTGCTTAACCGTCGTATTACTGTCATACCAACACCTATTCGCCGTTGTTTGTAAATCAACTACTGCTTTGCGGTTGCCGTAGTAGAGGGTTATCTTGCCACCATTGTTCAATACAGTTGATGATGCGTCTTGTGAACTTCCATTTCGGTATTGATAATAAGTAGATGCACTCGACAGTATAGCGGTATCAGTATTCAAATCGTTTGCTGATGCGTTAGATTGTGATGCTATAATGGTTGAATTTGTGTAAAATACAACATCATATTGCATTGTTCCGTATTGCGATATCAGAACTATCTTGCTATACGGAGTAAGTTTTGTTTTGTCAATCTTTGCATACAACTCATTCAGCAAGGTTGCATAAGTCTTCGAGCCATTTCCAGTAACTTCTTCAATATCATCACTTGCTTCGCCTATGGTTGCGCCGTCTCCGTCTGTGACGATGTATGCTCCGTCCTCTGTCTCACTTGAATATTCTGCTTCGGTTACTGCTTTGAAGGTTTCGACTACGGTCTTACCGCCGACAGAATCATCAGACAAATGAGCATCGACAAACTGCATCGTGTTCTCTTGTGGCATATTTGCCCCTGCGGAATTTTGAATGATATGACCGTCTCCGCTTCCGCTCTGACTACTGATAGCCTGCTTTATTCCGTCAAGCTCATCAGCAAGCACATCGGCTATGTTTCTCGGAGTATTTTCTGTCGAATTTAAGCTCTCATTGAGTGCTAAAGGTTTTGTAACTGTTGCCATTTATTATCTCCTATACTGTATAAGTAAGGCATACCGCCCCATTTACTACGGATAAATTTACATTGTCGTTCTTATCTGCGAGAAGCGTGTTTACTTCGCTCTTCGTGTAATAATTGCTTAAGTTTATCTGCGTAGTGCCGATTAATTCCCACGCATTGTTGATGTAAAGATATTCGTCATATACATCATCTGTGCCTGCGGTCTGCTTCGGTACAAGATAAATCGTATGAGTATCAATGTCCTGCGTCGGCAAGGTCTGAACAACTAAAACGGAAAGCGTTACAATCTGCGCTATGAGGGAATTAACTTCTGCCTGCGTATAGGTCTCACTTTTCAGATAGTAATTCGTCAGATTGTTGACAGTATTCGTAATAAATCCGCTATCGTTTGAGAGGTCTGATACCTTTGTCGGCTGTGTCGGAGCGTACATCTTTGTAGTCGTGCCATTGATAGTGATTTCGCCCGTCTCTGTACCGCTTGACAAGGTTTGCGAATAGCTGACAGAATCGCCTCCGCCACCGCCACCATCTATAAGCTGATTTACCATTTCGCAAAGTCTCAATATTACCTTTGACGAGCCGTTGTAATTTATCTTTTTCAGAGCCATTTTTTATCTCCTAAAAGGGTTTGTTTGTGTAACCTTCTGCGCACACTCCGCACTTGATGTTGTTCTCTATCAGTTTCTTTGTTTCCTCGTCTTTCGCCATTTCATCCCAAATCTGATAGATTGCATTTTCATCGTATTCGTCGGAATGTAACTTCTCCATAAATTCCTTAATGCCGATGTGGGGAACAATCCCGATTAAACTTCCGCTTCTGTGCTTCTCCATTGAAGCCATTGAGAACATCTCGGAAAAGACTTCATCGGTTATATCCTCTTCAATCCGCTTGTAACACTTATGGTAAAACTTCTTGATGTACTCCCAATTCTGACGCTCAAATACAGGCTTCCTTGCAACCGTTTCGATGTAATAGTAGTAAAGATTAAGAAGCACTCCGACAATCTGCTGACTTACCGCACCGCTAAAAGGTCGGGCTTTTTTGGCGTTTTGTATGGCATAAATCATGTTATCAGTCCAGCCACAAAAACACTGGTCATAGGCATATTGACCGTCGTTTATCCTTGTAATGCTGTCCTTTTTGTTATGCCAAAAGTAAACGGTTTCGGGGATATATCGGAGTTGTTCGTTCGGGTTATCGCATAACAGCTTTACCCACATATTGAAGCCTGCGTCCTCGTTGGCTCTTGTCTCGTTGAAGTGTATCTTATATTTTTCTATCCACTCTCTACGGTATATCTTTCCGAACATCCACACCATATCATTCTGATGTGGTACTAAATGCTGTAAATCGTCGCCTAACTGCATGAACGTAGCAGAGCAACACTTAATCACTTCGTTCGCCTTAATGCCCTCTAAAAGCGTTTCAAGGGCTATTGCCGAAGCAAAAGTATCGTCTGCATCTATACAGGTAAAGTATTCATGTTCGGTTATGTCTATGCCCTTCTGTCTTGCGACACCGGGACCGACATTTTCCGGCAGAATTAACTCTTTTATCGGAAAATATTTGCGGAACATATCAAGATACTCTTCATAGTTTCCGTATGCGTCGTTCACAATCGTAACATCTACCTTGTCAACGATCGTCTGCATAGAGATACTTGATAATGTTCTGATGATGGTTTCCTGTGCTTTGTATGCAGGAATAATAATGTCGATTTTTCCGTCTTTCATATATCTCCTTAATAGAATGATAAACAATTCAATGCGTTGCTCGACCAATGCAATTCTTGAACACGATTATTGTATGTGCTTTCCAAAAGGCTTCTTGGGAAAGAAATAGTGCTATCCATATTGTTACAGTTAGAAAACATATATGTAACGTGCTTTGTGCTTGCAGGAATATAAACAGGAACATTCATATTTTTGCAATTCATAAACATTGCATCGCAAATACAGTTTTCTCCAATTGTTACGGAATTAGAGAAGTTCTGGCAATTTCGTAGCATATATGAAGCATACGAATTATCAGGAATATTAATTGCCTGATTAAAAGAAGCACAGTTTGCATACATATTTTCAAAGATAAATGTTTCGCTTATTATCCTCTCGATAGTTACGGGAGAATTGAACGAATAACAGTTCTCAAACATACTTCGGAAATCAACAATAGAGTTCCCGATAATAAACGGCTGATTAAGGCTTACGCACCCAACGAACATATACCTTACATCATGCACGTTGTCGGGTATGTTTATCACCTTATCCAATGCGGTGCAACCGCTGAACATACCATAGCAATTATTAACACCGCTTCCGATCGTTACCCCGTGATTCATGCTGCTTGTGCCTTGAAACATATATGAGCAATTTGTAACACTATCAGGAATATCAATGGCTCTGTCAAACTTTGAAGCACCGCTAAACATTCCAACACAGTTCGTCACGGAATTAGGTATTGTAATCGGCTTATCAAAGTTATTAGCGCCATAAAACATATAAGAAAAGTCATTAAAAGCACCACTTCCAAAAGATACATTCGCATTAAAGCCGTAGTCCTGTTGGAACATATACGATAGGTTTCCACCATTGACAAACACATCTCCTTTAGGGAGATTGCTTTTTATCAAGTTATACATCGTTCCGCACTGTGCATTGTTCGCATGGATATTTACGCTTGAATTAAAGTTCGGGCAATTAGTGATAACTCCTGAACCGCTATGATATTTAAAATCATACTGTTTATTGCAGAAAGACAACGGCTTATTGAAGTTCGGGCAATTCCCAATATATACAGTCCCATTAACGGCTGCTAATTCTGCATCAAAATTAGCGCAGTTATTAATCTGTATATTGCCTTCCGTCTGAATGATATTCTGACTAAAATTAGGACAGTTTGATATTGAGATATTAGTTTTCGAAAAATCGTTCAATGGCGAATTAAACAGTGGAGATCCAAGCACCCCTATATATCCATTATTCATAGGGTAAGATTGCTTCTTAAGGTTTGCCCCAAAGGTTGACGGCTTAACATATATATTGTAAAAACCAAAAGGTATTTGAAGCGAACCCAACATATTATTCAAGGTAAGATTTAGGTTTTTATCAGAACCCGAACTATAAGCCGTCACATCTGGGAAAGACAGGTTCAAAATATAAGGTTGTGAAAAATCTGCGGTAAAATTCATCTTTAATCCTTCATATAAACACGCTTATCGCCGTAAACACTCGGAATACTTAAGTCGTGTACTCCGTCAGCTTCGATTGCACTTGTCTTTAGTCCGTAGATATATATACTCTGGTCTGTTTCCGTATATAAGACATAATCAATGAAATTTAAGTAGGTTACTTCTACAGAAAAACTCGTCTGTAAATCACCATAAGTCACAACAACCGTCTGTGTGCCTACTGTGCTTAACTGACTTCCGTTTGCAGGGCTGAAAGTACAACTACTTGTTATATCCGTAAGCACTCCGTCGTTTGTCTCGCCGTATATCACAAGCCCTGTAAGGTCTAAACTCTGACCTTGTGTGTAATTTACCTTTGTCGGCATCTGATAAACGTAAATTCTGATAATCTCTATAGCGTCAAGATTCTGCGCCCATAGATAGCCGATAGCCTTGTTTGCGTCTATCGTAAGACTTCCAGATACCGCCTTGATATATACTTCAAGGTCTGTCCGTGTGTTCTTAACAAGTCCTGCCATCTGATAGTTAAGCGCAAGCGTGTACTCGCCATCTTCGTAGACCTCGACGGGCTGATAGCTGATGTCGTTTCCGTTTAATACATACTTAACTTGTGCCTTTGCCGGAGTGATCGTGTACTCGTTATTTGCTTCTGTCTCCGAAGAGACCGCATTAAGAATAATGCTTCCTTCAAATACAAAGTCCGTCGTGTCTGTCGCAAAATGCTTAAACGGAGTGAAGTCTAACACCTTGACAAAGCTACTCGATACCGCTATTTGTGAGTCATTGTGAGCCTGATAGTGCTTAATAACGGCATTATCAATCGCCCTCTGCATCTCACGCATATCAGATTTAATCGTGTCAATCTGCGTGGTCAGATTAGAGATAAATACGGTCTGATATTCTTGTCCTTCCGCTTCCGTACTGTCAAATAATGCCTGAACGCCCTTCAACGACCTTGACAGGACATAGAAGTCCATATTCGTGCTTGTATCAGTCGAAGGATCGTAGACAGGATATGTTATGATGTCGCCCACTTCCACCCAGGGCATACCGTAGGTTGTTGCGGAATACGGAACATAAACTTTTCCGTGTACGTTCGGATAAATGTTTTGAGCGATTGCCAACAGTACAACATCGTCAAGGTTATAAGTAAACATATTTCCTTGAACGACATAAGTATTTCCGTCACTTCCGTAAGCTGCGCCGACTTCGTTTTCATTCTGACGGACTATTACCTTTTCAATGCTCTGCACATTAAACCGCTGATAATCAATGCTCTTATAATAATCAACGGCTTCGTATGTCGTGCTTGTGATCGTTGGAAGTGTTCTAAATTCAAACTGACCACTCCGATTGATTATTCCGTAAACGGCATTGATCTGACAGATCGCCTTGATAACATCAATCGCCGCAAGGTTTACGGGGATATACTGTCTGTCTATCTGTATCGAGTCATTAACAAGCGTAGTAGCTACCGCCGTCAATCCCAAGTAAGTAAAGAGCGAAGCCCTGAAAGAGCCAAGCGTGAGCGGAAATGACAGATTTTTATACCAAGTCGCTACATCCGTTTGCCCTATCGTATAGAGCGGATCGTAGCAGACAAAACTCACGGCTCCCGTCGTATAATCTTTCGTCTCTTGCTCGTCAACATACCCGTGAAAGAGCGTTATCGTCTCCGTAGTGCCCGACTTTATCGTTATCGTTACGGACTGACCTTTGAAATTGCCGGAAGCTCCTAAGAGAGTGAAGGAAGCTTTGCTACAATTACAACCGGTAAACTGCAGATATTCATTAGGCTCGAGATTTTCTTCAAGAGAAAAACTTTCCTGGCTGATATTTGCGTTCGTAAAAGTACTTGCTCCGATAGTGATTGTAAGCGTATTCGGCTTCAGCTGCTCGTATGATGTTTTTGTCTGTTCTGTAACATTTATCATATTAATACTCTGTTAATTTGATTGTTGTCGGAGCATAGTTTATTCCGTTGATAGCGTTTAAATGAGTTATCACCGGAGCGTCCATATAAAAAGTGCCGGTCTTATACTCGCAAGCGTAATCGTCCCAATACTGCACACTCAAATTCTCCTGAGAAGTAAAAATATCTTTTATACTGTCCTGCTCCGTCAGATTTCGAGCGATCAGATTAAATGAGATTATGACTTTCCGGTTATCGAGGACTTGCTGATGCTGAACGAGTGCAGCGTCCTTCCAATCGTTTGAGATCCTTTTATTTTTTACAAAGCTATATGATCCTTTTTCGATAAGCTCTTTTCCGATGATTGTGTTGCCAATCTTCAGACGATAGCCTAAATAACTTAAACTCATGTTCCAACAAGCCCCCTTCCGGTCATTTTACGGTTTTCCCGGTCAGCTTTTACGATAAACTTAATGATGCCGTCTTTATCCGGCACAGCGGTAATCTCTGAAGCAAAAGCCGGAGCAACGGAGAGCAAAACTTCTGTAAGCATTGAAGCAAGTTTGTTGTAATCAATTCCGGCCTGACTTAATGGAGTAACCCTTGCCCCAGTCGGCAGATCAAGAACTTCCGGTCCGCGTTCTCCGACAATAACTCGTCCAGCTGCTTCAATATCTCCACCATTAGCCAAAAGAGGAATAGTTTTGATGTTTAGACCGGTAACACCGGTTGCCTTCGTCAGCCACTCAGGAGGCTCGATCTTGTTTAGACCTTCGATAAGAGTATTTATTCCCTTGATGATCCAGTTTATAGCGGTCTTAAATGCTTCCTGGATACCTTCCCACAAGCTCTTGAAAAACTCACCAAACTTCTTGAAAGTCTTTGTGAGACCACCTTCGCCGAACCAATTTACCATGTCGGAAACGGCATTGCCGACCATTTCAAAGAAGCCCTTGAACGGACTTTCCATTTCAAGGAAGTTTTCAAGTAATTCAAGAAGCGGAGGAAGTATAAGGTCAAGCAGCTTTATCAGAGGCTTTAAAAGGATAGCCAAAACCTCGCATAACGGAGTCAGCAGTTCTCCTAAAAGGTCCGTCAAAGGCGCTAAAAATGCCTGAATAATTCCGAATATAGGTGTCAGTAAATCAGTGAAAAGCTCGAATAACGGAGCAAGCAGGGCAGTTATGAGCTGCAATATCGGTGTCAATATGGTCATTACCAGATCAAGCAGAGGACTTATAAGCTCTAATACTAATTTGAGTATCGGGCTTAAAAATTCCATGATCTGCTTAAGTATCGGAGTGAGCATTTTAATTATGTCAACCAATACCGGCATGATATCACTCACCACCTGTATCAGAACAGGCAGCAGCTCTTTTAAAATATCCACTATAACCGGAACAAGCTCTTCTGCTATTTCAGACAATGCCGGAAGTAAGCTCGCAACCGCGTCAAGGATAACCGGCAGTAATTCGTCCGCCATATCCACCAACGGAGGCAAAAGCTTGTCAATAAAATCAGCAGCTATCGGTCCGATCTTGTCCATCAATGCCTGAATAGTCGGCATAAGTTCAATAAGCTTTTCCGACAATTTAACAAGTATCGGCATTACGGCCGAGCCTATGCTTGTTTTTAAGGAATTACCGACCTTCTGTAAATCGTCTTTTAAATCGCCATACTGGACACCGGCTTTAACCGCCGATTCCGACATAACTATCCCGAGCTCGTTCGCCCGGTTAGTCAGTGCGTCAAATTCTTCTCCGGACTGAGCAAGCAACGGAGCCATATTATAGGCAACCTTCTCGCCGAAAAGTTCCGCTGCTGCAGCTGCACGTTCCTCCTGAGTTCCGAGAGCCATGATCTGTTGCATAGCATCGTCGAAATTCATGTCAGTACCTTCAAGCTTTTTTGCAGCCTGTTCCATTGTTGACATTTCAACTCCGCATTGACTGGCAGCGTAAGCGAGCTCCTGATAGCGTTCAGCTCCGATACCCATACGGATGCTTGCCTTATCAATCTCATCAGCCATCTCGGAAGTATCGTTTGCCATATTGACTACGGCAGTGCCAGCTCCGACAATAGCCGTACCGATTGCAACGCCAACCGCTCCGATAGCTTTCCCAGCTTTTCCGAAGCCTTCAGCAACACTGCTTGCTTTTTTATCTACTTTTTGCAAAGAGTCATTAGCCTTTTCAGTATCTACAAAAATACTCCCGACTAACTTGAACACCTCAAGAGCCATAGTTTAACTCTCCATAACTTCTAATACTTTGTTAAATCGTTCTTCTGAATAAAATGGCATTGATCGATAACTTCAATTGCTCTGCTCATTTTTCTCTCGCCTCTGCGTGTTTGCGGTCTATTTCCGCGATTATTTCGTCAACCGGTCTCAAATCTACGTTCGCGCCGGTGACAGTTTCGTAATACTGTTCAAACGTCATATAGTGATTTCCGAATACCATAGCAGGCAGCAGGGCTAACCACTCATGACGGAATTTTTCTTTCTGTTCGTCTTCCAGTGCCATCAGGACAAGTTTTATAAACTGTTCTACGGAAAGCACCTTCATACAATCAAGCGAGTGATATCTCCGAAGTACCAAGTCGATGAGCTTTATTTCATCAAGTTGGCAACCGATGTAAAAAAATTCTTCCACTTCTCCGGATCAGCAACCTTAACCGCTTTTTCAAGGAACTCTGTAGGCTCCATTACGCGGATATCGTCCGGAGTTAGCTCCATTATGTTAGCGAAAAACTCATATAAAGCTTCCTCAGCCTTTTTCTTACTTGCACCACTTATCAGAGCAAAAATAAGATCATAGCCGAACGATTCCTGTGTGAGCTCCGCTACACTGTTTTTGTTCATAATCAAGGTTTTTAATTCGTCTTTAATTCCGACCTCATCAATCAGTCTGACGAAAGCAAATACGTCCTGTGTCTGTAAATTGCGCATCTTTGTTTCCTCCTAAATAAAAAAAAAGAGCGCAGACAAGGAAAAATCCCATCTACGCTCTCATTAAATTGTCCTTACGCTGATACCTCAATCGAGCTATACAGAGAAGAGATATTCGCAAGCATAGTAAGAACATTCATAGTAAGCTTCGGCCTTGAGCCTTCCATCACTACTCTGCCCTTAACAGCTCCTCTGTCTCCGTCAGCATTAATCTCTCTGTACTCGCGCTCAACGGTAAACTGTCCTCCGCCACGAGTAAGAGCGACAAGGGTTTCTCCGATATAGAACTTTCCAGCTCCGAGAATAATTCCGTCAGAAGCATTTACGGTGCTTCCGTTGATCTCGATCTCATAAGGCTCGAGAGTGGAATCAGAAGCGGCGTCGGTGTTCGTGTAGCACGCAGTAAACTCAATGCTCGGAACAACGTCGTTCTTCTCGGCAAAAGTCCAATCGATATTCCCCATATTGATAGCGTTATGGAGTTTGATAGTAACGGTATTTCCGCCCTTCGTAAGACCTACCCAAGAGATCTCTTTGAAGTCGGCATCCTTAACCGCTCCCGTACCGATATACTTTGTAATAGCCATCACTTTACCTCACATAGTTTTGCACTTGAAATCTCACAAGTCTGTGCTTGATCTGTTTGTCTTCGTCGATGATTGCTTTTCTGTCAACAAGATAGAATGTCGGAAGTATGGTCGTCTGCGGAAGATTCTGACAATGCAGGAGTGCTTCGACCTGGTCGGCGAGCTGGTCTACATTGACCGTGTTTTTGCCTTTATCCCACACGTCAACGTCAAGCATATAGTCCTGACGCGATAAGTCGTCCAGATTGATAGTCCTAAAGCTGAACACGATATGCGGATAAAGAGCGTTATCGGCAGCAGTCTCAAAGTACACGTCAGTCGTAAGTGTCTTCAACTTCGTCTGTATTAACTTTTTCAACGCATTTGTCTTTGTAGGATCATTCGCCATCGTCTTCGTAGTCTTCCTCATTAACCATTGAAAGTGCTCTTGCTTCGTCGTCAAGTCCGCTCAGATACTTCGATTCAATCTCAATTATTTTCGGAATATTGTCTTCAACCGCGCTCTGCAAAAGTCCTAAACGCGGAACTGTGCTTGTGCCAAACTCCTGCTCATATCCGTAAACACCTTTGAGTTGAGACTTTTTTAAGCCGATTTCAACTCTCGGATATTTCGTGTTTTTGTTCGAAAGAACAACGGCAGAAGTGGCGCGTCCAGCATCGCCCGTCTGCTTATCAAAATGCTCGTAAAAAGCTTCTTTGAATTTCGCCTTTACAAACTTTCCGACATCTCTCAAAGCCGCCCTTGAAAGCTCAAAAATGTAATACTGAGCCGCGTCAACGTTCGACGTGTACTCAACATTACCTTTTTTCACTTTAACCACTGACTTAGGCGCACTCATTAATCAATTCCTCGCTTGCATACAATCTCAAGTTGGTTTTTTGTTCGATAGGTTCGCAGTACAGTGTAGATTTCTTCCGTCGCGCCGAAGGGAGTATATTTAAGCTTCTTTTCGTTCTGATAATCAGCGAAATCAGCTATAACAAACTTTATCTCCGGCTTAAGTCCTACGGCTTGCGCCTGGTAAAACTCACTCTGGCCGATGCTCTTTACTTCTGCGAAAATAGTTCTATATGCTTCTGTTGTCACGGTATCGCCGTACTCATCAACGGTATCGGTCTCCGATATGAGTGTGATAATATCG